CGGAAGCGTCCGGAAGTCTTCGGCGATTTCCTTCGGCGTCCGGTCCTCGAGTGCAATTCCGGCAATGTATCGGCCATCTGTCGTCCTGATCGCGAACGAAAACCGGCTGCGGGTGTTCAAATATCCGCTGCCTTTGTCTCCGTTTCGCTCAATCATTCGCGCGTATTGGTAGTTGCCGGTCTTCGGGTACACAACCGACGGCGACGCGACGTTGTGGGCCGGGTCAATCTTAATGCCCGTACAGTCCCCAAACGCGCCGGTCTCGTAGTCAAAATATAACGTCGTGTTCTGGTTCGGCAACTGTCGCCAGACGTCGTTCAGCGGCGCGGAAATGTCCCCATAAGTCGTCCCGAACGGGTCCGGGTTCTTTGCGTCTTCCGTCTTTGGCTCGTTGTTGAAAAAGTTCGCGCCGGTCACTTTTGCCATGACCCACGCGTCCGCGTTTAGATCCTGAATGCGGTCGATCTTGTTCAGCCCTGCGGACAGTACGGCGGGCGCTTCGTTTTCGCTCTGTCGATATAACGAGTATTTGTGCCCGTTGATCGTCTGATTGGAAGCGCCGACCGGGATTTTGAGCGCCCACGGTTTGAAACGTAACGCGCCCATTATGTCCCAGGTCGTTTTCTTTTCCGTAACGGTTGGCGACCCTTGGTTCTGGCCGAGTTCTTCCCCGTTGTAAAACATTGCGATGTGGGAAGCGTTATGGCTGGAACCCCGGTCCCATATGCACCAGTCCCCGTTCTGTAACGCTTCGCCCGGCTGAACATAGTCGAAATATATGTTATAGCCGTATTTATCTTTGAGTCTCCAAAGGTCCGAAACGTATCCGGTCAGCGCGCAATACGTCGAAACATTCAATTTCAAATAATCGACGAAATATGCGAAATAATCCCAGCATTGTTTCCCGTACGCGCCGTCCACGTCGTACGCCTTCCCGATCGTCATGTCTCGCCACTGTTTCGGCGTTATCATAATGTGCGCTCCTTTCACTCAATAAAAAAACCGGGTTTCCCCGGCTCGTTTATTCTGTCGTCTCTGTTTCCGGCTCTTTCGTATGCTTATAGCATTTGCTTTCCAGCGCGAAACCTTCATCCGTGAAAAGCATCGCCGAATGTACCGGAAGCTTCGAAACTGCGGCGGCCGATAAAATCGCATGGTACTTCGCCTCGGCTTTGTTCCGATCATCGAACGCGTATGTCGGGTTCTGAACCGCTCCGCCTTCGTACGTCTGGATCTCTGTTACTAAATATTTAGGCATTTTTGTTTTTCTCCTTTCGTTTTTAAAAAACGCGCTTACCTTTTGCGCGTTTTAGTTATGTTTTTGCTTACTTTTTTACTGCGTTAAATGCTGATTTAAATGCTCTTTTTTATACAATCCAAACAGAATCAAAATAATATCCTATATTCGGGATAGATTCTCCATTTACTAGATGCCCACTTGCAGTTATAATAAACGTTCGTGTCGTTCCGTCTCTAGCAGTGCCGATAATATGTTTATTGCTCGAAGGTATAAATTCGCTCGGAATTGCTGCGATCCATTCACCGATGTAATTAATTTCAGGAATATCTATTAGTGCGTATAAATGCACTACTTTCACGTTTTTATTTAATTGAGAATTATACACTCTAACACCGCTAAGTTCAGCTGAAATAGATCCACTTTTTACATCGGTTAAATCATTATTTAACGACGTAAGCTCCGCCCCTGCCGTTGTCGCTGTGATGTTCGTTCCTGGGACGAGTGTTTCCCCCGCCGCGATTGCTGAACGTACTTTATAAAGTACGCCATCATAAACTAAGTACGAGCCAGCCGAATGGTTCGCCGTCGCCGGTGAACTCTCAATCATGGCAAGAGAACCGATTCCCCCTGCGCTCACTCTCGAATACTTCGCGGTGATTGACGTAACCGCAACCGCCGACGCCGTATACTCCGCAATTATCATCTGCGCGACCGCCCCGTTCACGTTTACGTCCTCATATGTAGGCGTAAACGGTGCTAATGCTGAGCCGACGGAAAGCGGGGTTTCTGCGGAGGTGTCAATCTCCACGAAAATATACCCGGTCGTCTCCCCTTCGCCTTCCGGAAGCGCGACCGCTACTGTCTGCTGCTCGATCGTAAAATCACGGCCGCACAAATCCCCGTAAATGGTTCCGATTTGCACGTTGTTAGCTCCGAGCATTGCGAACGTTGTGTCCGCGAAAAGTCCATCGGTAAAAATCTGATCGAATAACCGGCCGTCGTCCGACGGTGAAACGTTCTGCCCGGTTGACCTGATAAGTCTCATTTTTTACGTCTCCTATTTTCTCATTTTTAGAATTTGCGTTAAACGCTTGCGCACGTATCCGAACGTTAGCTCGATACTTGCCATGCTCGGCGCATGTATTCCAGTCAATAGCGTGTTATACGTTTTATCGTCCGCGTAAAGCGTGAACAACTGACCGATTTCCCATGTGTTTACTAAGTTTGAATCCGCGCGAATTATTACCGTGATTAAATCGTCGTATCTGGTCGAATATAAAACCTCTTGCGCTCTGGCATAAGCGGCCGCCGAGAACGTCGCTCCATCGTCCAGCATGATCTCTTCGCACTGAGCGATAACGGGCAGCGCTCTGTTTGTGTTCGGGTTCGTGTCAATCGTTCCCGAAAACTCGGTCGGGTGCCAATAATACGTAACCATTTCCGCTTTGTTTGCCTGATTTCTTAACGTGATTTTATTCGGCGAATCAGAATCAAGCGATGGCTGGACCTCAAACTCGATAACGTCGGAAACGTTCAAATTTAATTTCAGAACCGTGTCGCTTACTGATCGGAAAGCAAACAAAACCGAACGGCTGTCAAAATCAAAAGAAATTCTCAAAATAACGCCGTAAACTTTGAAGAACGAAACGACCAACTCATACAAGTTATAAACCCCGTCGTCGCTGGCGGCGTGCGTTCCTGTCGTCGACGTCTCCGTTTCTAATGTGAAACCCGGAAGCCGTGCCGACGGGTCCGAACCATTAAAAGTTTCGGCGAACAAATCACCCAGCCATGTTTCTATTGATTGACTGTTAAGCAACGAAACGTCCGCGAATACCTGGGTATTTAATATGTCGGCCATTTGTTGCATGGTGATTTCTGTTTTTGTTCCGTCGAAATTGATGTCCGTCAAAATTCCCTGATAATAAACTCGGCCATTTATTCGAACTTGCGCAAAATCTCCGATTTTCCCTGCAACCTGTCCCGGGCATGTTACCGTGCTTTCTGCCGATACCAAAAAATCAATATTAATATCCGGCTCCTCACATTCAGCGAACGCAACGAACGACAAGTCCGCACGGTTAAAAATCTCTATGCGGTGCCGTCTCATATCGTGTCGTGAACCTCTTCAATCTGGACCCACGCTTCGATAGGGTCGTCCGACGAACCGGAAATAAATAAAACTGAGTTACCCGGCGGGAATAATACAAACGTCTCCCGCGAAAAATCTGTGAATTGGTAAAGGTTTCGAACAAATACATTTTCTGCGGTATATTCGGCGACTTCCAGGTATCCGTCTTTTGAATTAATAACGATTTTGTTCCCTCTCGGGACTGTCGCTGTAATTGCTCCAGACGCCACAACCTCGTTATTAACTGAAACATACCACGACGGATTTACCACCGGGCCCATTATCGAAATTGTCGCCGGCGCGTCTTCGTTGGAATCATTCACAACCGCAATATATCCGTTTATTGCGTCCGCGTAGGTGTAGTCGTAGGTGTAGTCGTAACGCTTCGGGCTTTCAACGTCCGGTGACGTTCTCCGGGCGGCTCTCGGAATATACCAAAGCGAGGTCGCCGTGAAAACTGCATCGCATTCAAGCCGCCGCGACTCGTGGCTGATTTCGGATTTTTCCAGCACCGTAATTTCGCCGTCTGCGTATGCCCATTCGTTCAACGGCATATATGCAAGCTTTAAAGGCGCGTAAATGATGAACCGGGAAAACTCCCGATAAACGTCATAACCGGAAAAAACCATCGTAAAATTGAACGCCTTCTGCGCTGATAAACGTTGAATAAGTTCATACGTTGACCCGATCCGCATGTATTCGTTTTCCTGATTGATTCCTAAACCCTCGGGCGCGTACAAGAACCCATCTTTTCGCATGAGGTCCCATTCCGCGCCATTTGAGTTTATAAGTTTGAATTTTCTTACCATTACACGCGCTCTCCTAACCACCGGTCAAGCTTCAACGCTACCGCGTTTGCGAGTGCCGTTTCGTTCATACCCGGCGCCGCGTAAACATTGACGTTTATGTTATTACCGGTTGCGCCGATAATTTCGCGCAGCTTATTTGTCCCGATTACAAGCTCGGACCCGTTACCGTCTCCGAAACCGTGGAATCCGTTCGGCGTCGCAAGAACGGTCGGCCGCGTGAACAGCATCGGGTTGTCGTATGCGTCTTTGTGCCATGTTACGCTGAAACTCGGTAACCGTCCTTTTCCACCGATTCCCCAAGGTGCCTGGCCTCCGTTAACGGATACACGCGGAACTTTGAGAACAGGCAATGACCACGAGAAATTCATCGCGCCTTTCACGCGGTCAACGATGCCCCGCACCGTGCTTGTTACGCTTGAAAAAACGCCGGTCGCTACTTCCGGAAGTGACAGGCTGAAATTGAACGCGCCTTTAATTGCTGAGACGACCCAATCTACCGCCCCCCGTGCAACGTCAAGCGCTCCGGTAGCGATATTCGGAATTGACAACGAAAAGTTAAAGGCGTTTTTAATACCATTCACGACACTTTGAACAACTCCAAGCGCCGAGTTCAAAACGTTGGAGATTGTATTCAGAACGTTGTTGAATATGCTCGAAACGGTACTATAAACACCGTTTAAAACGCTTGCGATTGTGCTTTTGATTGAATTGAAAACGCTCGAAACGGTACTATAAACACCGTTTAAAACGCTTGCGATTGTGCTTTTGATTGAATTGAAAACGCTCGAAACGGTATTTTTTGCACTGTTTACCGCGTTCGTAATGCCGGTAACGATATTTTGAAACGCTGTCCTAACCGCTGTCCATGCATTGTTAACCGCCGTTCTGATCGACTTCAAAATGTCGTCGAATCCTTTACTTATTGAGCGCCCGAGGTTCTTTGTCCATTCGACAACCTCGTCCCAATGTTGCCCGAGTGCAACCCCGATTGCTATTAGTCCGGCGATGGCCGCAACGGCAATGCCAATCGGTCCAGACAATGCGGCAAACGCCGCGCTGAGCGCTGGGGCCAGCGTCATTATTGAACCAATAACCGTAATAACTTGTCCGAGTATAGCCAAAAGCGGACCAACTGCGGCAATTATTCCGGCCACGGTAAGTATTGTTTGTTTTTGCCCTTCCGATAGCCCTTTCCACTTATCGGACACTGTCTTTACAGCTTCGCCTATTCTCTGAAAAATATCCGCAAGCGCTGGTCCGGCGGTGTTCACAAGATCGGCCCCGATCGTTTTTAACTGATTCATAACGACGGTCGTCTGGTCGAGTGGGTCCAGCGTTGCGTTGAACGTGTCCGCCGTACTTCCGAGCGCGTCGCCCAGGTTGTGTTGCGATTCGGTGAACATGTCCGCGCTGATCGTTCCGCTCTGAAATGCCGCGTACAGTTTCGGACCCGCTTTCGCTCCGAATGTATCGATTGCGGATTCCGAACTGCCGAGCGCTTCGGCGAACTTCTCCTGCATCGTGACCCCGTCTTTCATGGCGGCGGCCTGAACTTTGGACAAGCCGGTCATTACGACCGACGTATCGATGCCGGACTTCTCCAGCGTGCCGAGCACGTTCGCCGCGTCGGCCGCATTCAGTCCGAACCCCTGAAACGCGGTGGCGTTGGATACCATAAGCGCGGCCAATGAGTCCATGCTAATTCCGGTGTCCTGTCCGACTTTGTTCAGTGTGTCCAGAACGGCTCCGGCGTCCTGAGCTTGTAAACCGAACGCGCTCAAAACCTGCTGAACGGAATCAATCGACGCGTTGACGTCGGTCCCGTTGATCTCGGCGAACTGTATAAACTGCGTGGACAACTTCTCCAGCTCGTCGCCGGTCAGCCCGAACCGGGTATTTACTTCTCCAATCGCGGTTGCGGCGTTTTCGAAACTCGTCGGAATTGTTGTCGCGATATTCTGGGCACGGTTCTGCATGTCTTCCAGCGCCGCCCCGGATGCTCCCGTTTTTGTGACGATAGTATCCATTGCCGCGTCAACTTCGGACCATGCCGCGACTGAAGCGGCGGCCACTCCGGCAAGCGGCGCCGTAACGCTTTTGGTAAGTCCTTCGCCGACTTCGGTCATTTTCCCGCCGACGTTTTTCATTGCTTCGCCGGCCACGCTTACCTGCTGGGCGAATACTGAGCCGAAACTATCTGCCTCTTTTTTTAGGCTCTTGAGATTGTTTTCCGTTTCGACAAGTTCCCGCTGCAGGGCGTCGTATTGTTCGCGGTTCTTGTCTGTTATGCCGGCGGCTTCCATATCTTTTAGCGCTTGTTTTAACGCCTTGGATTTGTCGCCGGTCTGCTCGACGGCTTTCGCGAGCGCTTCCTGTTTCTGTTTAAGAAGGTCAGTGTTGCCCGGGTCCAGCTTTAAAAGCTTGTTGACGTCTTTCAGCTTTTTCTGTGTTTCGTTTATGGATTTATCGGCTTTTTTTATAGCGTCAACGAACTTCGACGTATCTCCGCCGAGCTCGATCGTTATTCCTCTAATTCTTCCACCCGCCATCGGCCGTTCTCCTTTTAAAATTTATCAAAATCGGACTGCTCGGCAATTTGCGCGTATTTCTCGGCGTCGTTTGATCGTTCAATATACATATCGTTGACCATCCCGACTTCGAGTTCTTCCAGATCGCCGAGCCGTAGTCCGAGTTCTATGCAACGTAATAAAAACAGACCAACCGTTAGCGGCCGATCTGTTTTTCTATGTTTTTTTTTGCTTCTGATTTCTGTTCGAGGTTCAAATTCCAAAGTCCGAGAATCTCGGGAAGAACTTCATAAATGGAAAAGAACTCGAAACGCTCCAGCCACTCGGCCGGGTCGTCTGGAATATCTGGGTCCGCCTGTTTTGCCATAATGTAGGCGATTTTCTCGAACGCTTCCAAAGAATCTATTTCAAGTAACGAAACCGAACCGTCTTCGCTCATGACCTGGGATTTTGAAAAGTCATCGGTCAAGCGTGAAATGTCTTTGAAAATGTCCTCATGGAATCGCGCACGATAGCGCCACGGCGTCGCGCCGTTCGCTACAAACGGGACGGGTTTTCCGTCGATTAAAATGTCCTTTTTCACTTTTTGAAGTCCTCCCAAAATTCAAAATTTTACTTGCCTTACGCCGGAAGTGTTACCTCGGTGAACCATGCATTGTACTGCGTCGGGCTCTTTGTCGCGTCGCACTTGCCTTTTACAAGGTTGTCCGAAATTCTCGGCATTGCGGAAATGTTGAGCGTTTCTGTCTGCGGCGTGATGCTGTCTTCCTTTGTCGCTCCGCTTACGGCGGCACGGGTAGCGGAACAACGCAGGAACGAATGCCGCACTGCGTTCTGGTCGCCCTGAAACTCAAACAGGAGCGCGAACTCTGCCGGCTCTTTGTTTGCATACTCCCACATAACTTCGTTGGTATCTGTTTCTTCGCCGAGAATATCGGTTCGGAAGCTGTCCGGAATCAGCGCGACCTCCAGTGTTCCTTCGTATCCGTTGTTCGCCGTGCTCTTCCAATAGATAACGTCGTCTGCGAAGAAATTGTTCATTTCTCCGGAAGCGTCAACCTCGAGATTTACTGCACCCGGAATGCGAACCGGGGTGCCGTATGTCTCTTCCCCGTTGGTTCCGTAGGTCAGCTTTGCATAATAGACGTTTTTCAGTCCATATTTAATTTTGTTATCAGCCATGAATGTCTCCCAATGTGTAAAAAATTTGGAACATTTTCTCCGAGTTCAGATACGTTTCGGTCTTGTTCCAAAAAATGCCGCTATTGTTCAATACGGTTTCAACTTGCTTTTCGGTTTCGAATGACTTTTCAGACGTGTAAAGCTCCAGCACCGGCGACAAGATCTCGACGTATACCTCGTCGTCTGCCGGCATGTTCTCCGAGCCCTCAAAATACCAAACGAAATAAGGCAATTTAGGCGCCGCATTCTCCCGGAATGAATAGTAAACGTGGGGCAGGTCGATTGCGTCCATAATTGCCACAAATTCGGCGATTGTCATTTCTGCAGCTTCCTTTCCAGTTCTTCCGTGAACTCTTTGTGCACCTCGTCGTTTACCGGTGCAATATGCGGGAATGCCCGCGTCCGTCCGCCGTTCGTTTTGGCGTGGCCTTTCTCCAGTAAATGAGTTAAGCCAGGTGCCTTCGCGTTATAAATCACGGCTTCCGTACTATAACGGGTCGATTCGATTTTGCTCGTAAATCCCTTTTGGTATTTCTTCGCGTTTCCCACGGTCGCGCCCTTCAATTCCTTCACGGCTTTTTTTGCCGTTTCTTTTACTGTCTCCCGGACCGTCTCTTCGACGCTTTCCCGGTAGTCGTCCAGAATAGAATTTACCGCTGCCGCAAGTCCGCCCGGCGGTACTCGCTTAGACATTGCCCTGTCTCCGTTCGGCGTACAGTTCGATGGAATCATTCCGCCCGATATAGGTCCGGTATACGGTGTAACGGTTGCCCTGATACTCGACGATGTTCTCGCCGGCATAGTCAAACCGAAACATGGTAAACCGGAGCTCCGGGTTCAGCCCTTGCCGGGCTCCGTCGAACCATTCCTTCTCGGTAACAGAATCGACACGCGCGAAAACTTGGCGGCTGGTCTCGTTCGCGTGTTGAACGTTGAACGCGTCGGTCGTCCATGTCTCCGCCACA